GATTATATCTCCTTCAAAAGGTTTTAATGGATGAATATTAGTACGTTCAATAAATGTTTTACCTAAGTTAATCTCTGTTGACTTATCAGTTACTCGTCTAACATTACCTATAGATGTTTGTCTATAGTCTTTTTGTTGAGACTCAGGTAAATTCTGTGGGTCAGAAGGAAAGGCATTATGGTGTGGGTGATTCCATAAGGCTGTAGGATTTAAATAATAATTATTTATATCAGTACTTATTCCTGGTTTGTCAGGAGCTGGACCATTAATTGCTGTAGACGGTAATTGAACTATCCAAACAATTTCATCTATTAAAGGAAAGTTTTTAAAATTAGGAAAAAAAGGTTTAGCTATAGTTAATTGGGCTGTGGGATTAGTTATGTCTTGAAATTGGATAGTACCAATACCATTGTATCTTCCAAAATCATTAAAACCATCACTAGATTCATCTAAAATAATATTTTTAACCCTTCCGGCTAAAAAAGCTATAGGAGATGAAGTAATCCCATTTGGGGATTGACTTGCTTGTGTATTAACACTTGCTTGACCTCCATCTCTTTTATTTAGAACACCCATTATTTATCTCCTTTTAACTCATTCATAGCAGCTAGTAACTGTTCTTTTTCTTCATCAGAAATAGTTAAGTTTCCTTCTGCTGTTTGAGTTTGCATAGCACGTTGAGCTAACGCTGCCATCTTGATTAAAATATCATCGTTTTTAACGCTTATCTCCATATATTCCTTAATTAAAGGAACAACTAACGTAGCATCACCAATGTCTGAAATTAGTGGTTTTAATTCGTTAATAAGCGCTGTAACTTGTTGATCTTTTTTCTTTTGGTTATTGTAAATTTCCTCTAAGACATCAGAGAATTTTTTCTTACCAAAGATTATATTATCGAATTGTGACATAAATATACAGTTAGTTTCTTATAAATATGAAAACTAAAACTTTGTATATCCGTGTTCTAAATAAAATACATAACCTTTTTTAAAGATATCATATAATTGATTAGCTATTTTAGTAATTTTAGGTGTTTTAGCATCAATTATCTCACGGATATAAATGTAAAGTGCTTTCTTATTAAAAATATCTAAATGTTCTCGCTTACGAAATAACTCAAGAATAGCATCAGCTATTTGAGCATCTTCACCTTTAGGGAATAACTCATAAATATTTTTAGTACAGTAATCAGTGTAATCATCTATGAAGAGAGATAAACGTTCATTGTATGGTGATTCTTCCATATCATAAGAATGGTTTTCATCTTCTTCTAAAATTTCAATAGGAGCAGTATCAACACGTTTCTTATAGTTTTTCTGATTAGATAAGATTAAGTAACGTTTAGCAATAGTACCAAAATAAGAATATGCTTTAGATCCTTTAGTTTGATCATATAAATGAATCTTACTTAAAAGAAAAGTAATTACTTCGTGCTGTAGGTCTTCAATGTTTTCCACCTCAGTATAGTAAAATTTAAAGGTATGAATAATATTTTCGGTTAACTTAAAAAAACCGTAATGTATTTTTTCCCTATAAATCTTACTTCTTACTTCAGGGTCAGGAGTGTTATTATAAAGTACAATGGAATCTTCTGTTTCTTGAGTAAAGTACTGTACTCCCTTCTTTTTTTTCTTTACTTCTAATTCCATTACTTGATTTCTTTAATAATAAATGTATTCAATATAGTTTGAATACTTTTGATTTGTTCAAAAACAAAACCTATTTCATCATCTGATTCAAATGATCCTTTATAGTCTACTTCTTTTAGTTTTTTATCTGCAGCTTCAATAGTGTCTGAAACTTTGTTAAGGTACGTCATGTATCCTGCAAGAATATCTTCTTGTTTTTCATTTTTCTTAAGAAGATTATAGGTCGTGAATCCAAGAGTCACGACCAATATTGAGAGAATAATAATTGCTAGTATCATAAGTTGTCTAATAGATTTTTAAGACCCTCATTCTTTAAACTACCTAATGCTTTAGATTTAGAAGCTAATGTTTGAGGTGCTGATTTCTTAGACTCCAAGGTAAATGATTTCTTTGGTGTCTCCAAGTTACCCTGGAATTTAGGAAGCCATTCTGTTTCAAACTCAATTCTAGCAGCCATTAAATCTGCCTGATGAACAATATAAGGTAAGCTAGTTCTAGGTTTTAACTCTGGCATGTAGGTCATAAGATATTTTTCATTGGCTTTATCATACAGACCATCATGAGTTTGAATTGTTATCATTTCATTAAAAGTATAAGTAATACTATTTAATTGAAGTAAAAACAAACTTCTATCAGGCACACTAGCGAAAGCTAACTTATCATTAAACTTATAATCTTCTCCTAGTTTTTCTTTCCTCCACTTATCATCTTGAGGAATATAAGCTTCATGATTCTCATCACCCATTTTACCCAGGTCATGATTTAAAGCAGAAAACACAAGTTCCTCTTTAGTGTAAGTAGTAGTATCAGCTCCCATTTTAGCCCACAATTCATGAAGATGAAGAGCACAAGTGATAACTCGGTTAACATGATCTACATACCCTCCAGGGAAAGCATTATGATATTCCTTTTTATGAGCCGCGGGCATCAATATCAAACGCTCACTAAATTTCTCATAAAAGTTAATCAAATTAGTTTTACGAGGTTCAGAAATGTGATCCTCAATAAAACCCATCAAACGTAACCAATTCTGTTGAATTTCCTCAGCTGTTAATTGCATATTAATAGTTATTAATTTCTCCAGGTCCCAATGGTTCCTGTTGTACAAACGCTTTAGCGTCGTTAATGTTATCCCTCATCTCTTGAATAATCTCATCCACCACAACCCAGTTATTCTGTCGTAACGCGAATTGCAGTTTCTCAATTCCCCCTTCTACCCTCTCCATTCTTCTCATTATTATATCTCTGTTTTTCATATTTTTCTTAAAACCCGTAACAATAATATAACATTAAAAGAAATGTAAGCCAAGCTTAGGCTAAAAGGAGTTTTATAAACTCTAAATTCTTTTTAAGATGCGCACACTTTTCATACTCTTCATGCTCTTGAAAGTAGTTTATAGCTAACTCCAAAGCTGTTTTTAAATGTAAATCTGAGAAATGATAAAGGGCTTCTTGATGTGTCAATTCATCAGGATTAACTTTAGTAATATAGTCGTAGGCTCTAGTAAACACTACAAATTCTCCTGCTCTATCTATATCAACTTGATCTAATCCTTCATCTAAGTTTTCAAAAAACGTTAATAATTGATCGCGGAATACATTGTGATTATAAATAAGCTTTTTGAACATTCCAACCCAAAATAAAGGGTGGTTTTTATAGTCTGTTATTAAAATATCTGCAGCCTGTGATTTCTCCTTAAGAGAATTAGGCTCTTTACTATTAAATAGATCAAATATTTTATTCACGTCCACAACCATACATATAAATGGCCTATACTTCTCATATAGGCCATATAATAAACTACCCTATTCAGGTCACGTCAGGTGTCAAAATTAACCAATAACGTTGTCTAGATGGTCAGGTATGCCATCGCCATCTACATCTGCTATTTCTTTATAACCAAAAGCAGTCATAAATTTAGTGACACGATCTTTTAAATCACCATCAGTATCCTCGAACCAATCTTCTTTTAATTGGTCATGTTCTAAAATAGTAGTTAATGCTTTATATATTTTTTCAACATCCTCAACTAAATAGATATCTGGTGTGTGAAAATCTAAACTAAAAGCATAATCATCAATTTGAGGGATATCTAATAAAGAAGTTGTTTTACCTATTTTCTTTTCAGTTGGAACATTTTTTCCAAACTTATGAAAGTATTCTCCAATGTAGATATATCCTTGTCCGGGTTGTAATTGAAACTCACTCATTATTTTAATAAATTATAATACTCGTTAAAATGTTTAATACGATCAGGTAAACCAATTGTTCCACCATTTACTCTTTTAGTAACAGCAGTTACAGTTCCTTGATCAGCACCTTTATCACAGATACTCCAAAGTCCATTTTTATTAAAGAACCAAGCAGCAGACATTAAAGGATATTTAGTAGCAACTAAATCAGGATTAGCTAAAATTTCCTCAGGAACAAACTTATCAAAAGCAGAATAGTTATCTTTACCAGTCAATTGGATATAACCACGACCTCTAAATTTAAATCCTTCTTTTGTAGCTTCAGCCCCATTACCCATTCTACCTCCATAAACACGAGAAGCAATAGCTTCAGGCTTACGAGCGTATTGTTCAGCTAATGTTAAAGTAGGGAAATATTTTTTAAATATACCCATTAAACCTTTAGAAGAGTAGTTTAAGTTTTCTTGAGTAGCTTTCCAACCTCCTGATTCATGACCACACTGGGCTAAGAAATGAGCTAATCTTAAAGGATTAGTAATACCAAATTTAGCAGCAGTATCAGGAATCTGAGCTAATACAGAATCTGGAATATGTCCTTTTAATTTATCTAATTTAAAGCCAGAAGCAGGAACTACTACAGCCGGAGCAACAGGTGCCACAGGAGTAGAACCCATAATTTTATTCCAAGTAGAATCTCCTACTATACCATCTGCTACTAATCCATTAGCAGCTTGATACTTTTTAACAGCTTCTTCAGTCTTAGGACCAAAGTTACCTACAGGATCAACTCCTAATTTAACTTGGAGTTGTTTTACCTGTTCATTATTATCACCTTTTTTTAGTAACATAGTTATTTATCTTTATGTTTATCGATTTTTTCTAAAATTTTATTTAATATAGAATGTTTAATAAAGCCAGCATTTGAAGCATTTTTTAAAGCACTAACTATTTGGAATATTACAAACGGCATTATAATAGTTTCTGAGAGCCAAGATGTACCTGGAAATCCAATTTCTACCATTAATATTACTGTTAGTATAACTAACCAAGTAAATGTGGTTTTTAATACTTTAACTGCTTTATAAGTTTTAAATCCTTCTTTCTTAGTACCAGCAACTATACCGAAAAACCCATCCATAAAAGCAACAGCCACTATAGCTAAATACTGCTCACTATTATCTATAGCTAATCCTCCGAAGTAACTACAAACAAAAGCAAAGGTTGTGGTTAATGATAATAATAATACTAGTAATGTAGATTTCATTATCCTTCTATATCTTTATCTTCTTCGTGTTTATCTTTTTTATTCAAAAATTTATCCACAGAGGCAATACCAAATGAACCTAAAATGATTACCATAAATCCATCAAAAATAAATTCATTAATTACTAAAGCAGTACCCATGTAACCTGTTACTAGGTCTACAATAAGGGCAATACAAAGCATAAAGAAAGCAATAAAGCCTACTAATGCTTTTTCATTAATTGAGTTGTTGTCGTCGAACAGTTGTTTAAAGAAATTTTTCATATTATAGTTGTTTTGTTGTTTTTGTTAAACTTTCTTGTAACGCTTTCGAGAACGCCTTTCGGTTTAACGGAACTTCATTATTTTCAACATTTAAAAATGCAGCGAAAATAAATGTTTTTCTAACACCAACTGATTTATGACAACCTGTACCTATGCATATTGTAGTTTCAACAATATAATCTTTTTTTAACCATTGTAAACCCATTATGTTTACAATTTGTTGAGGGGAATAAATACTATCTATACTTACTTGAACAGACATACCTAATGAGTCATTGGGGGTATATCCTTTTTCAATTAGTAATTCTTCAACAGTTTCTTTAACACCAAAAGTAACATCTCTACCTCCAATAGTTTGGATGTGTTGAACATTAGTTACATTAACACTTATTTTAGTAGTGTCAATAGGTGATAAAAGTAATAATATAGGAGTTAATAAATTTAACATCTTTTATAAATATTAATAAGATACAGAACCCGCATACCCAGGAGCAATAATATAAAGATTTAATGTTCCTCCTGATGTTAAAGTTCCTGTAGTATGTGTAGAAACACCAGGATAAGTAGCTCTAACATTTATTTTAGCTGCTACTATTAAATTATACTGAGATGTTGTAAAAATTCTAACATCAGGGGCTATTCTCCATCTAGAAAAAATACCTGCCTTTCTAGCAGCTACATAGTATTTATCTGCTATTGAGATTATACCATCATCATTAACATCAAACCTGTGGAAGGATAAACCATTTCTTGTTGTTTTTCCTAAAATAATATTTGAAACAGCTTGAATATCTGAAGTAGTGTAGGATTGGACTCTAGTAGGAGCATCTATCTCTATGTAGTATTCCTTAGAAGGATCATAAGTCTCAGAGATAGAATAGTATCCTGAAGAGTTAGTATAGATTGTTTTATAAAGTGTCCAAGAAGAAGTAGTAACTATGTAATCAAATTCTATTACATATGCTAGACTGCTACTGTTATTTAAGTCATTCCATTTACCACTTCCTACAAACTGAATATAGTCTTCATTACCTGAGTTGTTAGGTTCTCCTGAGTTCCAGTTAGTATAAGAGAAAGTTTCTCCTGTTACCCATTTCCAAGTACCTTCAGTTACTTCGTCTGTAAGTCCTATCCATCCAGAAGGCCATAAGTTAAATAAAAAACTATTCTCTCCAGAACTGGTTACTGTTACTAAGTGTCCTCCCATAGCTATACAGTTAGACCTAGCAGTAGTCCAATTAGCAGTTCCTGTAGAACGATAATAAGAGTGTCCGTTATAGTTATTCTGAGAAGTAAATCCTGATATAGTAGAGTTAGTTCTTCTATAAAGTTTTACAGCTACATTATTTGCTCCTGAACCATTAGCATTATATAAATAACCTGAGTAGGTAAATTGGCCTAACAAGTCATTTGTAAATAATAAAAATATAATTAACCAT